CACGTCTATAATCGTGAATGTAGAGTAATCCATACCTCTTCCTTTTGATACATCTACAGTGCAAACGTATCTATGACCTTCAATTGGTCTTTCATATAGAAACAGATTGTCTTTATTCCAATCGGGGTCTAATGCTCTCATACCAAGTAGTGTATTACTATTGATAAGTGTATTACCAGTTCCTAAGAATGAGTTTCCATACTCTTGTTCGAATTGTGCTTCTGAAGTGTTTGCAATTGTTTCTTTCTTCCATTCGTCATCTCTGCCAGGCACGTCATACCAGTTGATTAAGAATGATTTGTATTCTGATTGGTCATGAATTGCACTTTCATATATCTTATGGAACATATTACCCACACCATTTGCAGTTGAGGTAATAATAACCTTTGAGTCTTTACCCGAGGTCACAACGGGATATGTTGCAGTATAGAATGTCTCTGCATCGTCTACGAATGCAAACTCGTCAAGATACAATAGGTTGATTGACATACCACGAATCGAACTTGAAGAAGTTGCAGCTGCAACGACTTTACTATCATTTGCAAATTCAATTGACCCTTTGTTAAGAATCTTCACGCCTGGTTGAAGGAAAAATGGAACAGACTCTAACATGGTTACGATACGTGCAATCATTTCCCTTGCAATTGCACCTTTGTTAGCAAGAACTGCTACAGTAACTTCGGGTTTAAATAATAGAAACCATAACAAATATGCACAAGAAGTGATTGATTTACCACTCTGTCTACTTGCAAGAACGACACTAAATCTATTCTTGTCATAGTGATTGATTAGTTTTTCTTGGTATCCACGTAATTCAAAAGGAACCATTCCTTCGTCTAGTGATATGATTTGTGTATAATTTTCTATAAAATGAGCAGGATTCTCAGAACACTTCAAGTATTCTGCCATTTGTTTATCGGTGTATTTTGAATCAACACCAGCTCTTTTTATGAGGTTATTACCAAGATAACCTTCATTTGTAGGTTTAACCATCTTTCTTTTCTTTCTTCAAAAACTTTTGCAGTTCTGAAGTAGAACCAACGTATAGGTGATTTTCAACTTTACCTATTTTTTGTTCGTCCTCTTTCTCCAAATCCTTAATTTTCTTTTGTACGTCTAGTAGTTTCTCTGCAGTATCGGCTACAGTCTTTATCAACTGTCCTGCGACTTCATATGCACGTGGGTGTTCGGTTTCTTTGGATAGTTCAAGTATTCCGTCAATAGCGTCTTGTCCACGTTCTACGAGGTTATAGAGGTTCTCACGGGCATACTTATAGTCCGTGTCCATATTCTCTGCTCTTGAAGGAAGTTGGACTACTTGTGTTTCTTTTTTGATATCGGTGTTGATATCTAAGAGAGAGTTTAACTTATCGTCTATTGGTTCTTTTGTCATAATTAACTGTCATTGGTTTCACTAAAACTTTCTTTAGCACCATCATCATAAAATGTCACTGTTTCTGCAACTACGAATGTATCTGCTGGGTCAACAGAACCTACAAATTTAAGTGTAGTGTTCGCTTCTATAGTCACTGCACCCGAAACTACCATAGATAGTTTATCAGTTGCAACTGAAACTACTGTTGGATTGGTTGCATTTCCTGTTCCAAATACTTCGTCATTTGCACTTATCTTTGTATTTATTGCAGTTGGAAAGGTGATTGTTGTGGAGTTGGACACCACATTTGGTATTTCTGCAAAAGCAGGTTCATAGTGTTTAACCTCTTTAATCAAACCTGATTCTGCAATTTCTGAAGTTGTGAAGTTTGCACTACCAGTGTTAATGTATTCTCTTTCAATAACATTCTTAATAACACTTCCAGTGTAAACGGGGCCGAAGAAGTATAATTTCATTTGAAACTCTAATGTGTATTCTATAACACGTCTTTCTTCATACGAACCTTCGTATGTATCTTCCATTGATACACTAGTCAAAGTTATTGGAACGTCTCTAGTGTCTGACATACTGTCAATCATTTTCATTGTAACAGTATATTCGGGTTGGAAATATGGTAAAATTTGTTCTACGATTTGTAATGCATCGTTCATATTCTTTGCAAGAATACTAAGTGTAAAGTTTAAATTGTATGGTGCTGGATTATATTGATATGAACGTTTTACATTATCTGTATCTAATTCAGATTTTGAATGACGTATCAATTTGTTTTGTTGTCTTGAAGGGTCATATTCAAAACCATTAAGTTGGAATGCCATTCTTGGTAATGAAATAGCACTTCTGTTGTTATCATTTAAGTCTGCTTCTTCTTGTAATCTTGCAAGGAACTTTTGTTTCGGCCCATATGATATAGGAACCTTAGAAATACTTAATACAGTTCCGTCTTCTTTTGTTTTCTTGAGAGTTATATTATTAAACAGTGTTCCAAAGATAGACACACTTCTCTTAATTGTCTCATTGTAAAAATGGGTTCCAAACACTATGTAACCTCACCAAATGGGTTTGTTTCTGAGAAGTCTAAGTATCCATCTGCTTTTGTTTCAAAGTCTAAGTTCTGTGCAGAACCATCGTTATTCATAGTCAATACGTCATTGATAGCTGCAATTGTATCAGATACACCCGAATCTACACCAACAAGTGTATCACCGACTGTAAGTGTTGCAGTATTATGAATAATTGTTGTTGCATTACCTAGTGACGTTTGAACCTCACCAACAACAACTCCGTCCTTAGTTATATTTTCACCTATAGTATATGCAGTAGAAGAATTCATTGTTAATCCTAATGAATATGCTTGGTCTAGTTCTATTAGGTCTGCACCTGTACCAGTATCGAAATCTTCTCCACTGTATTCAAATAATTCACATTGTAATTTAAATACAAATAGTTTACCTACTTGATAGAATGGGTCTTCGTGTTCTACGAATTTGATTTCAAACATTGAACCACTTAAAGGGAAATAAATTAAATCTCCTTCGTTGGGTCTGAGTGAAGTTGCAAGGTTTGAATCTAATGATATGAATCTTTCCCAACTTCTTAATGATAATACAAAAGTTGCTTGGTCTCGTACTTGGACACCAAACTTGGACATGAGGTCTCCTTCTCCTTCGAAACCTTCTGTATTTTCTAAGTACATTTCAACTGAATATGCATCACCAAAAGTTGATTGTACGTCTTCTCCAAGTATAGAATCCTCTTCTACAATCTCTCTTGGTAGATAATAAGTTTCATGACCATACATTCTAAGTGACTCAACAACCAAATCCTCATATAGGTGTTGTTCAGTATTTACTGCATGATTAAAAAATACATTTGTAGGCATTCAATTACCCCATCATATCCATGACTGGCATTTCATAATTCAGTCTAGATTCTTCTTCTAATTTTGTTATCTCTTCTTGTGCTTCTTGTTTCATTGCAGAACCATCAAGTGTTACCCCGCCTGGAAGTGCAATACCCGAAAACTTCGATAAGTTTTCACCCCATTGATACTTAACTAATGCAGTTGCATATTTCTTCAACCACATATCATTGAAAATATCTGTCATATCTGTAGGGTCTAACTTTCTATAACACTCTATAATGATATATTCCCCAGCACTTAATTTACTTGCACTGTAGTCCATGTAGAGTCTGTTAGAATGCATATTATATCTTATAGGTATCTGACCCACCAATATGTCGTTTAACATAGATAAATGAGACTGTACTTGTGAGTAATATAAAACACTCGTTGAAGTTAAATCCCATAAATCGTTTAATCTTAATTGATACTGAATATCAAACATACTTGAAGTCTGACCCGAATTGAAAGGAAAAATATTGATTACACTTAACACATGTTCGGGTAGTGTTAGGTAGTTTTGACCTTCTCCATATGTCTGATTTGCGATTGCTTGTGTTCCAGTTGTCGCAGCGTTATGGGTTTCATTCGATTTAAATGAATCAATCTCTGTTTGAGTAATTTGGTGTTTTAAAAACGTCTTTATAGAACCATCGTAGTGATATTCACGGAAATATTGAAGTGCCTCGTCTATTCTATCGTCAAATTGGTCATCGTCCACGTTGATTTCTAGAACTGGAGCTCCAAGTTTTCTTTTTATATACTCTTTAAAGGTTGCTTTTGAATTTGGTTCTGCCATAGTAGTATTCCTGTTATACTACTATTTATAACGATTTTAATCTTGGAAATAGGTTTTGTTTTGTAGTCTGTCTATCTTCGAATCTATGTTGTTAATTGAGTCCATAATCCTTTGAAAATCTGCCTCAATCTGTTCTCTTGTTGCATAATCTCTTGCAATCTCTTCACGTGTTTTATTGACTAAGATATCAATTCTTTTTTGTTCTGATAGAACATTTCTAACTAAGAAACCTATGGGTAAGATTATAACTGTCATTATGACATTCCATAAGATATAAGGTGATACGACTATTTCCATACCATTATTTATGAAAACCAGTTAGTTGTTAATGTCTGTTTTTGGGAATAAATGAATTAAAGTTCCGTTTTCATCAGTAGTAAAGGTAAGTTCATCGGGGTGATAACCTTTAGGGTCTCCGAATGCAGAGGTTCTATCTCCCAAATAAGATACGTTCATGTTGAATGAAATACTATATCTATCCTTATCTGTAAGATTTGGTTCAACCATATGCATTAAGGCACTTGGAAATAAAAACAATTTACCAGTTGTAGGTGCCATTCTGAATGACTGTTGTTCTCTTGGTGAATGTGGGAAGTCTGACACTACCTTTGGTGCAGTATCGATTGCCATGAATTGACCTTCGTCTCCGTCTGCATGGATATAGAATACACCACTATACCAACAACCATTGTGTAAGTGTGGAGCATTCCATGCTGTATTATCGTTTATGTTTGCCCATGAATTACCCATTGTTATTTGAAGTTTTGTAATATCATGTCCAGTCCAATCCAAAAGTTCTTTATTGAAAGTGTCTTTAATTAGTCTTATTATCTTTGCAAATGCTGGGTGACTCTCACAACCATCGTCTGATTGCCAACCAGTATATTGGTTTGATACATTTCTACCGACTGGGTCTTTCTTTCTCATTCCGTCCATAGAGTCTTTGAGAAGTTTAATATAGTCTTCATTGATTGCACCATCTTCTAAAAGGTTTCTTTCAATACAGACATACGGGAATAATAATCTAATCATTTTCTAAGTCTAACTCCAATTGTATTTCGGGTGAATCCTCACTCACATGATAAGGACACTCGGGTGGTGGATTCTCTTGTTTATATAGTGGGCCTTTATTAGCATGCATTCCACCGACACGATAACCACCAACTGCCATTTCTTGACCTCTAGTTTCGTCTGAGGTTGCTGGGTCTCTTGCAAACTCGTCCATAGTTTTAGTACCTACACGATTAGTAGTGTATTCACTTCTATTCTTAATCCAATCGTTTGAAGGATATGCAAGATATGTAGCATGCCATTCTTCTCTTTTATAAGGAACTATTTGACATAGTGGTGTTCCTTTTGGTATAACAAAGGAATGTCCTACACGAGGATAGAATATTATTTGTGCATTATCATAGTTTGCATTGAATTTATCTGTATCAATAATACCTTGCCATGTTGCAAAGAATTTGTTTTGAAATAAGAATGGGTCTAGATAAAGACAAGAATATCCAGGCGGTGTTGTTATGTTCCAAGGATTTCTCATTTTAAATGCACCTCTTACTGGTGCTTCGTCATCATGTAGATATTGAAATGCATGTCCCATTTGTGCAGCTGGGTGTGCTGGTGAGGCCATTTCATGTCCCGTACCAAACTCATGAGTTGACATTTTTATAGAATCGTCATCATTGTCATCAACACCATGTCCATTCTTAACAATCATATCTCTATTTGCACAAAGATACCAACCAGTCTTTAACCAATCGTCCATAGAAGGACATGCACGAATAGTTGTCTGTATTACACCTCTATTGTATTCAGAAAACTTCATGTTTTTCCACCATTCGGGTGAAACAGATTTTGCAAGAACTGGTTTAAAGTCTCTTAGTGTTTCTTCATTATATGTGTTGAATTCTATTGTGGGCATTGTTTAAAAAACTCCCTTTGTTCTACTAGTCTAATTTCGTCACCTCTTATCACTATTGATTTTCTATCCATGTAACGTGCCTTTTCATCGGGTGCATCTGCACCATGTGGTATTCTTCCGTCAAACACAACCAATCTATTTGGTTTAAATTCTATCTCTGCAATTTGGTGATTCTTTATATGATTTGCACGACCATGTAATCCTTGTTGCATTTTATCATAGATTCTCAATGGGCCTCCCCAATGTTTTTCCCATATCTTATTTGTATAATATAGGAAAGATAAATTCCATTCGTCTTCTTGCATACAATCTGCATGTGTTGTTCCATGCAATCCTTGTGTTTGTGAATTCAATCCCATATATTGAAACCTCTCCCACATAAAACCAAAGTCTGTTTGTAATCTTCTATCTAGGTATTCAGCAGCTGCTCTACATTTAAATAAATCATCTGCTTGGATATCGTCTGCAAAATTAGGATATGAATGTAAGTCATAAAGACCAGCACCCCAAAATTGGTGGTGTGGTAATCCTGTTTTTGAATTACCAGTTACTTGATTGCACTTGACCCATATTCTACTTCTAGAAAATGCTTCATCAATCCAATAGTGTAATTCATGAGGTAACCAATTATCAATAATATGAATATCTTTAAGTGGGAATCCTACGTCTTTTAACTTAAAGGACTCATTATGATAAATGAGTTCCATACATTAACCTGTTCTTGAGTCGGGTGTTACTGAAGGATTAGGGATAGAGGCTAAATATTCGTCAAAACTTTTTAGAGTATCTTCTCTAGTTTCTGATATTTCTCTTGAAACCGATTCGAATACACTCCAAACTGCATCAAAATATTCCAATGCTCTTCTTGCATCTGAACGTCTAGGGTGATTTGAACCCTCTCTCCCAGCAATAGTTGCATACATTAAATCATACATACCATATTGTTGTGAAGTTTGAACTACATAGTCAAGAGTTATTTCTTCTAATTGTCTGATAAACTGTTTATTTAAACTGTATCCTAAAGGTGGTTCTGCATTTTCAATATACAATTCAATTGAATCTTTATCGGAACCCTCCAAAGCAGTTTTTTCTTGTTCTTCGAAAGACTTTCCTTCTTCCCACTTAAGTACCTTTACTTCTATATCTTGATAGATAAGAACGTCAAAGTCAAATCCTAAATCGGGTTTATCGGTATTCTCGTATTCCCATTCCAATCCGTTGGGTTTTCTTATTATAAGTTTACAATCTTCTGTATATATCAGTGCATTCATTATTTGTTACCTCTCTTCATTATACACTATTGGTTCTTCTTTTGCAAGCTATTTTTTGCTTTTAACCAATCATCTAAGTTATTTATGTTGGAGTAATCCATGTCTTTTACCCATGGGCCTCCTCTTGTGTAGTGAATACCATGATAATCCCATTTCTCATCAGGGTTGTCATACCCCTCCGTAAAGACATACTTTTCGGGTATTTTACTAATCTTATCCGTCCATTCAAACTGGTGTAATTGTTTTCCAGTCCAAGTATTTACTACTTCGGGTGTTAACTTCTTACAGTCTTCATGACCATTATTAAACACCATAAGACTTGACCATAGTTTTTTAGGATAATCTATATTAACCTCACCATTAAATTTAGTTGTATCATGTTCAATCTGTTGATATTGAATACATGCAACTGCATCGTCTAAATTCAAGTAATAGAATAAAGGTAGTGGTGACTTTCTCCATATGAAATCATTGTCCATGAAGATACTATAACCTTCAAAATTTTCTAAGTATGGAATTAAAAATCTACTGTATGTAAATTCAGTAGACTGGTTTGCATATTCTCTATTATAATCGGGAAGTTTTGAAATGTCAAGCAATTTGATTTCAGGTATCCAATGTGTTTGTTCAATCATGTGTCCTCTTCCTACTTGAAGTGTATCAAGTATTGAAGATTCATTTATATCTGCAAGGTCTCCGTGGGTACTATCATATCCAATGTAAATGTTTAGTGGTTTACCTTTTGATTGTAAGGACGCCTTTCTACTATGTTTATAAACTTCTTTTCTAAAACCTAACTCCATTAAGTCATGATTGTATTCTATATTACCAGTACAGAATGTTACGGACATTCCTCTATGTTTAACTAAATCATTTCTTGCCTTTAATTTTTGATTCCAATACTCCAGTGCTTCATCACAAGTCAAAGGTTCAGAATCAAATATATCCCATAAATCCGTACAGTATATTTCAAAGTTTGGGTCTTCTAATTCTTCAAATACTTTTGACCTAATAGAGCCTGGGTGAATTCTAAAACCAAATCTATCATCAACTTTAAATGTTGTTCCTTGAATTGGGTGTCGTAAACCTTCTTCTTGTATACTTTGAACTAACCAGTGTGCCTTTGCACTATGGTAATACATAGAGTTTAGAGAGATTTCTACATGGTCTTCCGTTTTCTGTTCTTCGGTTAATTCTGTATAGTCTCTTATATCTACAAAATTATCTTGAAGGTCTCTTGAATCCATTTGACCTACTTGTCTACCCTCTCTTTCTTGCCAAGTGTATAAGTGTGGTAGATATTTGAGATAATGCATAGCTTCCAATGCAGTTCCTTGGAATCCTATAAATGATTTGTTCTTACGTTGTTCCAAGATATCTCCCCACTTAATAATTTTTGTGGGTGGTATAATGTTCTCAAAGACATATTTGAACATTTTGTATTCTTCTGAATCCTTGTTGATATAATCAAGGTCTTGGAAACTACCCAAGTGATATGATTCTCTTTGGTGGAGTTCATGAATTGGTAATTCTTTTAAATTCCAATCCTCGGGTTTAATGTGTTCTTGCAGTTCTGTAAAGTATTTCAAATGTTTCATACACAATATTTAGGTACAAAAAAAGGGACTCGAAAGTCCCTTTTAGATTTTTTAAATTGTTATTAAAATTCCATAACGTTTTTAGTGTTACCACTTGGGAATCCACCACCTTGGAAACCATAGAAGTATACGACTGGTTGTCTATGTTGATACGAGAATGGGTTCCTAGCAGGAACGGGTTGTCTCGCATTCGCAATATAAGGCACACGATATGTGAACGGGTTCCTTGCTGGAACTGGTTGTCTAGCATTAGCAATATATGGAACCCTATATGTGAATGGGTTTCTTGCTGGAACTGGTTGTCTAATATTCGCAGGATACCTTGCACTATATGTGAAAGGTGACTGTTTATTACTAGGTGACTGAGCATTCGCAGGATACCTTGCGTCATATGTAAATGGTGACTGTTTGTTTCTTATATTAGGTTCTTGAGCATTCACTGGGCTTCTGTAAGTGAATGGAGACCTGTAACTATAAGTGTTAGGTTGTCTAGCATTACTTGGATTCTGATAAGTGAATGGTGACCTATGTTGATACGTATTAGGTTGTCTTGCATTACTTGGGTTCTGATAAGTAAATGGAGACCTAAACTGATACTCAGCAGGTTGTCTTGCATCTGCAATATAAGGTTGTTGACCATTTGCAATATATGGTGTTTGACTATTTGCAATATAAGGATATGGAACTTGTGTAAGTTCTTGACCTGAAGCATTGTTCCACCCTGTAGGTGTCTTAATATAGATTTGGTCTACTGCACTCCAAGTACCTGAACCTGACTTGACCCAAGCACCTTGGGTTGCATTCCAACCTGTAGGTGTTTTAACTGATTGATTTCCTGATGCCATATCTTATTCCTTAACTAATTGGTTGTGCAGGCCACTGTTGTGACACGACTCCGTCCCACCTTGCTTCGGGTGTTCTTCCTTGAGTTGCATACGTTCCAGGCTGTCTATTCTGATAGGTGAATGGTTGTCTATTCTGATACGTAAATGGTGTTTGGTTATTTCTAATATTAGGTTCTTGACCATTCACTGGGTTTCTGTAAGTGAAAGGTGTCTGACTATTTCTAATATTAGGTTCCTGTCCGTTCACTGGGTTTCTGTAAGTGAAAGGTGTCTGACTATTTCTGATATTAGGTTCTTGAGCACTCACTGGGTTTCTATAAGTGAATGGAGACCTATGTTGATAGATAATCGGTTGTCTAGCATTAGCAATATATGGAACCCTATATGTAAATGGGTGTCTATAAATTACTGGTTGTCTTGCATTAGCAATATAAGGCACCCTGTATGTAAATGGTGACTGATATGTGAATGGTTGTTGAGCACTCGCTGGATACCTTGCATTATACGTAAAGGGGGACTGATACGTAAAAGGTTGTCTAGCATTAGCAGGATACCTAGCAGAATACGTAAAAGGACTCTGATACGTAAAGGGTTGCTGAGCATATGCTATCGCTGGTGATTGATAAAAACCTGTTGCCATTTATATTGTCTCCATTAACATACTATTATTTAGGTGTGACACTTTACCCCGTATTAGGAGTAAAGAATCCACAAATCACCAACCGCACCATCACCTGAAGCAGGAGCTGATGTTGATTGGTATACATTTCTTGCAGTTCCACCAGCATTCGTTGCATTTGTTATAGTAACCGCACCTGAAGCTATTGTTCCGACTGAAATATTAGGTGTTCCAGTTAACCCTTGTGCATTTACAGCAAGAGTTGCATTGGAAGCTGTTCCTGTTACGTCTCCAGTCACATCTCCAACGACATTACCTGTTACGTTTCCAGTTAATGCACCTTCAAAAGTCGCAGCAACAAAAGTTTCTGAACCTACAGTCCATTTGTCATTTGTTTCGTCCCAAAGAAGAGTTTTTGCAGCTGAACCACCTCTAGTGATACTAAGACCTGAATCTTCTGTTGGTGAACCTGAAGTGAAATTACTGTTCAATGCAATAATGTTGTCTGCAAGTGAAATAGTTTCTGAATTAACTGTAGTAGTTGTACCACTAACTGTTAAGTTACCTGAAACTGTTAGTGAATCACTAACTGCAACAACACCTGTTCCGTTTGCACTAAGAACTAAGTTTGTGTCTGTACTTCTTGACTCGATTGCGTCTACGTCAATTGAGTTTGAGAATGCAATTGCATTTCCGTCTGAAGAACCAATGTTTGAACCAGCTGTTACTGATACTGGGCCTTTTAATTGGATACTTCCTGAACCTGTTGGGTCTAATTCTACGTCTCCCGAACCACTTGTTTGAACACTAACGTTTTGGTTAGCGTCTGCAGAAACAGTAATTGTTCCTGAATCGTCTTCGATAACTTTTTGACCATTAACATATAATGAACCTGGCCCGATATAGACATCTCTCCACATCTTGGAAGAACTACCTAAGTCGTAAGTGTTATCTGCAGTTGGTATGATATGACCTGTTACATCTGAATCTGCAGTAAGTGTTATACCAGCAAATGAAGGTTTATCTGAAGTTGCAACTGCTTGACCGATACTTACTGCACCTGAACTGATTCCAACACCAGTTCCAGCAGTGATATGTGCTTGTACTTCTGAAGCACTTGGCCCTGTATATGTGATTACACCAGTTCCGTTATCGTATGCAAGTGAACCATCTCCACCTGCGTCTGTTACTGATACCTTTCCTCTGATTGCAGCGTCTGTTATTGATAAATCAACTGCACCATCACCTGAGTCATCATAAGCTGCAGTGATATTTGTATGAGAACCATTGGTTACTAACTGAGCACCAACGATATCTTGTATTTCTTCTTCTGTTTTACCTGTTGATGAGATTGTAATTGTATCTGCAGTGTCATCATAGGTTACAGTTGTTGAACCTGAACCTTGGATAATTCCACCGATTTTGTCTGCAATTGCTTCTTGTACTGCAGTTCCAACACCACCAGCGACAAGGTCACCTGATGAGTTGATTACTTCTACACCACCAACGGATAATCCGTTTTTGATATTAAAATTCTTAGCTGTCATTAAAATGTTCCCCCATCTAATTGTGGTAATGATAATTCACCTGAAGATGAATTATAACTTAAATTTGATTCTCCACTCGCAAGTGATATAGCACCTCTTGCAAGAGAGTTTGAAAAGTATTGATTCACTGACCCTTCAGAAAGTGCATCGGTGTCTAATAACGATAATGCAGATGAAGCAAGTTTACCAGCACTTGATATGATTTCAGTAGTACCTACTGTCAAACCATACTCAATTACGAATGTATTTTGTGTTGCCATTGAGTGAAATCTCCTAACTTTTGATTTGTACCTGAATATTTATAAAGACCGAGTCCCCATAACGAAAGATAAATGGTCTTTATTGAAAATAAATTAAATATTTTTAGACTGAATGGTCAATCCTTTTGAACTTATAAACTGTAGAGTTAGTTGAGGCACTTGTTACTCTTAATCTTAGATTTCCACTGTCTATATCTGCTGTAAATGTACCCAATTCACTTGACCCACCTTGCAATACTGTACCAAATTGTGATATACTAGCATTAGTTCCGTCATGAATCACATGACATTCAGTGATTTGATACACTCCACCAGTAGAATCTGATGCAGTTATCGAATATTTTGCACCTCTATACGATGCAATTGCAATACTATCTAAATTTGTTATACTAGTTGACGTTGTTGTAATTGTTCCTGCCTCTAATCCACCACTTGCATCTGCAAAAGACAATGTTCCACTACCATTTGTTGTAAGAACTTGTCCGTTTGTTCCGTCTGAGGTAGGATAGGTTATAGAAGACCCTGTAAGACTGTTGGTTGCAGTCAAAGTAGTTGCAGTTAAGTCACCCACCTGTAAGTCTGCAAGTGAATAACCTGATGCACTAACATTAACTGTAGTTGTAGGTTCTGCCTCTAATCCGTCAAACAATTTCCATGTAGAATCACTTGCATCTCTGAAAAATCCAGTGTATTCTGATACTCCGTCACCCAATCCGTCATCATAGTTTCCGTAAATACCTATATCAAGTGTATCAGAAGATAAGTTTGCATTTGCAAGTTCCAACATTGAGTCTTCCACTGAAGTTGTAGTGGAATTAACTATAGTGTTAGTGCCATTTACAGTTAGATTACCCGATACAGTGACGTTTCCGTCTACTTGTAAATCTGCATCTGTTTTTAAACCTAAATCTGCAATGAATTTGGAATTTGTTGCCATAGAATACTCGTTTATAATGTCTAAATCTATTTATGGTTTTTTTCGGGCTAAAAAAAGGGGAACCGAAGTTCCCCTAAAAAGATTTTTTTTAATTTACTTGATGTTAAGCGTCTACCACTGTTCTATCAAACTTGACGATTGTGCTATTTGCACTCGCAGGTGTAATAAGTAATCTAACATTTGCACCATTGATATCTGCATCAAAAGTTGCAAGATTGGTGTCTTTTAATGTTCCATATGCTGTCATAGTAACTGCAGAACCATCGTGGACTAACATAATTTCGGTTGAGTGGAAGTTTGTTCCCTCGTCCATTGCAATAACATATCTTGCAGCTCTGAAATCTGCGTGAGCAAATGTATCGAGTGCAACTTGAGTTGTTGCAGTATATGTGTCTCCACCAGTCTTTTTATTCTTAGACTGTATGGCTTTGGTTGTTACTATTTCATCATTAGATACATCATAAGTGATAGCACGAATTAACTCAGCGATTTTAAATGCATTAGTTTTTGGCATGATTTATCTCCTATAATGTTGTTTTCTTAACTGAAACAGTTGTGTTAGTATTCGCAGGTGTAATAAGAAGTCTTTGATTACTTCCACTTACGTCTGCACTTAATGTAAACAATGAAGCGTTTGAGTATACGTCTCCAAATTGGACGAAGTATGCATCTGAACCATCGTTTGTCAATGTCACCTCTGCAAAGTGAGTTCCAGCGGAGGCATGTGTTGCCACCAACTCATATTTAATACCTTTAACTCCTGTTGAAACACTAGACAACACTTGGTCTGCTGTAGTAGCAGAGAATGTTGTAGAGTTTCCAGCAGCTGGAAGTTTAATATAAGAACTTGAAACTGTAGTGTTTGTATTTGCTGGAGTAATTAACAATCTCATATCACTACCACTGATATCAGTAGCAAGTGTAAACAGACTTGCATTCGTAAATGTGTCTGCAAATTGTGAGATATAAGAATTACTTCCGTCATTTAACACTACGACTTCTGCAAAGTGATTACCTGCCGAGGCGTGTGTTGCAACTAAGTTTACCTTAATTGCTCTGTTCGCCACTGGAACTGCTAATAAACTTTGGTCAGCTGTGGTTGCTGAGAACTCACTGTTTCCTGTGGAAGCAGAAGTTGAAGCAGAACCAGGCGTTCTGACCACCAATACATCACCACTTACGGCATTAGCCTGTAATGTGATAACTGTTGTACTAGTTGTTGTATAGTCAGCACCTCCATCTACTAAAAGGACACCATTTAAGTATACTTGTTCTTCACCGATTGAATAGGACAATGTTTGTCCGTCATCATCGTTACCACTGAATGCAGTAGTATTTGAAGTTACAGAGAATGTGTAAATGTTATCTGATGAAGACGATGAGTCTGCAAAAGAAAGTGTTCCACTTCCGTCTGTTGATAATACTTGTCCTGATGTTCCGTCTGAAGTAGGGAAAGTAATAGCATCATTGATTGTCAAAGAGGCGGGGACTGACCCAACCTCGACAACGGCCGCTGTTCCATCATTCTTCTCAGTATAAACCCTACCATGGTAAGTGTTTAGTGCTAATTCACCCAATACTAGATTACTAGTAGTAGGGACTGCATTCTGAGTAGAACTCTTTTTAAATGTAATTACAGTTGCCATTTGACTCTCCTAATTGATTGATTAACTATTATTAAAATGTTCCACCATCAATAGCAGTAATTGCAACGTCACCTGAAGTGAGTGTGAAATTATCTGAGTCGAATGAAGCTATACCTTTACTTGAAGTAGTTGCATCGTTAATTGCTACGTCTCCAGCTGTTACTGTGTAGTAACTTGAACCGAATGAAGCCACACCTAAGTTAGATGAAGTTGCAGTTTCGGCAGCTAAAGTAATTGTTCCGTCAGCATTAGTAACGTCAATACCTTCACCAGCTGTAAGTGTTCCAAGTGCCATGTCACCATTAGTTCCATGTCCAATTAGAATCTGACCTGCTGTTGGAGCAGACCCGTCAATTGATGTGATTGAACCTGTTAAAGCTAATCCACCAAATTTAACGTTACCAGCACTTCCTGAGAAAGTTGATGAAGAATCGGTTGCATCAGGTATAAATGTAAATGCAGCGTCTGTATCATCGTAACCGAAGAAACCTACTTTTGCACCACCTGAGTTATACTTAAATTTCAAACCTCTATCAAGGTTATCGTCTGAAGCATCGTCACCGATTTCAAATACTGGGTCAGCAACTGATGTAGTTGTTGAGTTTACAGTAGTTGTAGTTCCGTTAACTGTTAAGTTTCCAGTAACAACAACGTTACCACTTGCAGTCATTGTTGACGCAGTAATATCGTCTGATATTAAGTTACCTGAAACTGTTAAATTATTACTAACTGTTACGTCATTAGGTAGACCAACTGTAATAGTTTGTCCTGAAGCAGAAGTTTCGATTTCGTTAGCCGTACCAGCAATCGTTAAAGATTGTGAGTCTAAGTCTATCGCACCTGTTCCACTATCACCAGCGACGTCTAAATCTTCAGCAGTAACTTTTGATTCAATTAAGTCTTGAATTGAAGCAGAAGTCATAAGTGAAACATCATCGTCTGAGAATGATTCACTTGAGATTTGAACAGCTGCACCATTTAGCATAGCAAAATCAACAGCACCCGCTGCGATTGTTGTTACACCAGCTGATGTCATTGTTATATCACCACTAATTGCTACATTGTCAAACGAATCTGACCCGTCATGTACTAGAACGTGTCCAGCAGCTGGGGAAGAAATGTCTGAGTCTGATGCACCAGCAAGTGTTGATGTTGTAGATAGGAAAGAAAGGTTACCTGAACCATCTGTTCCTAAAACTTGGTTTGCACTACCATCGGCAGATGGTAATACGAAGCTTACATTTGATGCTACTGAGTCGGGAGATTTAAGAGCAACGAAATTAGTTCCGTTGTCTGAGTCTTCCATTAACTTTAAAGAACCACCTGAAGTTGCACCATTACCGACTTTTAAGTCAGCAGGTGTTGCAGATGAACCACCCAATATATCCGTATAATACTTACCACCAATGGCTTGTATTAAAGGAGTTGAGTTGTCTGAATCTACAGATTCTATGAAAAGTTTTGCACTAGCACCACTGTTAGCCCTATCTTGCACATACGCTAATTCACCTTCCGATAAGTCTGAGACTGTTGGAGCTGATAAGCCAGTGCTTCTTTTGATTTGAATAACTGTTGCCATTTTTATATTCCTAGTTTTTTTAAAAATTAAAATTTATGTTTAATTCTCGTTCACTATCCCGAGAGATTCATAATGTATAAAACTATCCTCTCACTATGAGGGTCGATACCTCACTGGTCGGTATCCTTGATTTAGTGTGTTTGTGTAGTATTATTTAGACAATTAAAACGTTCCACCATCTAAGATAGTTGTAGTTGTCCACTTGTCTGTTGTTGCATCATATGAAAGAAGTCCGTCATCTGTTTCTGTTGCATCTACGTCTGAAAGTTCATTGATAGACTTTGCAGATAGATTTACACTTGAAGATGAATTACCAATTGCAACCTGTTTTGCACGGATATTACCCTGTCCTTGGATTTTACCCCCAATGGTTGCAACTCTACTTAATGTTCCTTTTATTGTCATATGATTACCTCGTTACGCCTGGAGTGACAATTGCTTGTCCCTCAACTACTCTAGTCGTTTGACCACCACCTGATGTCACGTTCAAATCGTAAACATATCTACCTGAGTCTAAAGCACTGGTCTGAGTATCAGAAAGTGATAATGTGACTTGACCTGTTGATTCTGCAATAGAAGTAGAAAACGTTGAACTGACACTAGAAGAACCATAGGTCTTTCTGATTTGTGCAGCTGCTGTATAACCACTCATATTTAGAACACCTCCAGCTGTATCTGTAACATCTACAGTTATACTAAAGTCTGTTCCTTGGTCGATGAATATGTTTGCAATAATAGCCATATAACTATTTATACAGAATTATACTTGAGTATTACTTGGATTCTTACTAAATCTCGCAGCTGGTACTGTTTGGTGTATTTTCTCGGGTGTTGAGTTCTCATTTACATACACTTCTTCTAATTTTCTAAGGTTCCCATTATCATTTAGGTAAACTGCTTTAACCTTTGCAACTGGGCCGATAGGTCTAGTTGTAGAATAAGGTGTTTGATAAATGAAAGGTGACCTATGTTGGTAATTCACTTGATAAGGTGTCTGATAAATCGCAGGTTGTCTTGCAATGTTTTGTGTTGCAGTCTGTCTATTCACTGGATTTTGATAAGTGAAAGGAGACCTAGTTTGATAAATCAGTGGTTGTCTCTTATTAGCAATATACGGATTTGACTCTTGTTTATCTTTAACAATTTGTGCAGTTGTTTGTTGATTTGCAATAACTGGTGTTTGTTGTTGAGTCGGTTGTCTATTCTGATATGTAGAAGGTTGTCTATGTTGATAGATAATCGGTTGTCTAATATTAGCAGGATATTGATAAATGTAAGGTGACCTATGTTGATACGTAAACGGACTTCTTCCCGAAACATTTTGTCTAGGATATGTAAACGGATTTCTTGAATCAAGAGGTTGTTGTGCATTAACTGGATTTTGTGCAACAAAGGTTGTATTCGGTTGTTGAACAGAACTAGCTTGGTGTTGGTAAATCATTGGAGCTCTACCTGAATATTGCAGATATGAAAATGGTATTTGACCTTGTGCAATAACTGGCCCGCCTGGTATTGGTGTTCTAGTAGGTTGTAGATAACCCTGTCTAATCATTGGTGACCTAACTTGAGTATGCCACTGTACACTTCCTATTCTATCATTTCCGTCACCTTGAGGCCCTTGATAAACATCAACAGCTTCAGGTTCGAATATAATATTCTGTTGATACCAATAAATCATTGGTGAACGTGTAAGAGTGAATTCTTGAGTGCTAACAGACCCTACATTTTGATATGTGAATGGACTTCTTACAATAGTTGGTTGTTGAGCACTTGCCTGATATTGATAAATGATTGGTTGTTGTTTGTCTCTAATTGTTGGTTGTTGACCTTGTGTATTTTGAACTTGATATGTAAATGGACTTTGTTTACTTACATCAGCAATTTCAGTTTGTGCATTAGCAATATAAGGACTTTGTGTAGAACTTGGTT